ATGTAAAAGAGAATATCTATAAGATGATTGTTTCTGCCGATGTGTATCCACATCTAAAGCCAATGCATCATCAATATGAAAGTGGAGCAACCATTGAAGATAAAGAGTATAAGTTTATTACAAGAACTCTTTATAAATATGTAGACTCAACAGAACTTGTTGCATCAGAGGATAAGATAGATCCTGAATGGTGCTCAAGAGTTTATGTTTGGAAAATTAGATGGGTTCCTCAAAAGAACGCAAAAATAACATTTTTTACAAATGAAGATATGCTATACTGGAAGACAGAAGATTTTGTAGTTGATACAAAGGATGTATCAAAAGAAGAAGGAGTCATTGACGTTCCAGTTTTATTTAAAAAGGGTATTAAAAAAGCAATTCACTATATTAAGCATGACACACCAATCCTATACATGAAAGTAGACTTCTATGAAGAATAAAAAGAATATTATAACATTTATTCCAAAGAATGAATTTGTTATTGACTATGCATCAAAGCCAGAGCCAATGGTCAAAAACTTGCCATCTTGGTGGAGAAAAGTTCATCCATATGTTGGCGGAGAAAAGGTTGTAACTAATGGACAATATAATGAAACTGTTAAGAAATGTCCAGGAATTTTAGATTTATTGTCTACAGGGTATCTGTTAAAAACTCCATGCGATATATACGTTGACGCAACAGGTGCGAAACTAGAATACCAAGTGCATGAAGTTCATAAAGAGTCTGTAACTATGCACTCTCAGGCACAGGTAGAGGGTTGGGATTTTGATAAAACAGAATGGATGGAGGATATTTTTAGAATTCATCCTATGTGGGTTGTTGGAACAGAAAAAGGAATTAGCACACTTTTTGTTCAACCGTCTTTCCATACAAGCCTTCCTTTTGAGATTGTTCCTGCTATAATTGATACAGATATGTATATATCAGATGGACCATTTTCTATGAGAATAAAAAGAGGTTTTAAAGGCGTTATAGAAGCAGGCACACCACTTGTCCAATGTATTCCGTACAGAAGAGAAGAGTGGGAAGCAAAAATTCTAGAGCAACCAGATCTAAAGGCTTTAAATAGAATACCACCAAAACTAAGATTTAAATTTGGTGGAGCATATAAGAAACTGATGTGGGAAAAGAAGGTTTTTAACTAATGGATAAGTTTGAAGATAAGTACAAAGATACTGAGCCACTAGAAGATTTAACTGTTAAGTTTTTTACTTCTAATGCCTATATTCACACAACTCCTGGACCAATTCCAGCAATTGAAAATCTTCCAGTTTGGTGGAAAGATAGACCTATTTATCAGGTAAATGATAGAATTGATGAACTTGCTATCATGAATAATCGTGGAGCAGACTCTGCAGCAATTAGTATTAAACACTGTATGCCATTTTTTGATGCAATCACATGTGGGTACCACTACCTTTTGCCAACAGATGTTCACGTAGCAAAAACAGATGATCCAGATAGACCAGATATTTGGTGGGATGAAGATGCACCAAGACCTATTGAGATGAGAGGCCACCTAGAACTACCAGTTCCATCTGGATGCTATCCAGTGCACTTTGTATGGGATATGAGATGGGGAACACATACGCCAAAGGGTTGGTCCTCAATGATTACACATCCTATTGATAGGTATGACTTACCATTTTTTACAATGTCAGCAATCCAGGATTCTGATAGATGGTTTACTGGAAATGTTGTAACATTCTTTTTAAGAAAAGATTTTGAAGGAGTTATCCCAAAGGGAACACCTATTATGTCTATTATTCCAATCAAGAGAGCAAACTGGCAAGCAGAGGTAGACCATAGTTTACAAAATGAAGGTTTGTGGGATCTAGAAAGAAAGCGTAACTATATTTATGGCTTTTATAAAAAGCATAGATGGATAAGAAAAAAATACAGATAAGGATAATGAAATGGAAAAGCAATATCAGTATGGCGACTCACAACAGCCAAGCATAAGCAAGTCAAACAAGGAACACAAGTTCTTTGAAAGACAAATTGATATGAATAATCTAGAAGAACTAGAAAAACTTCTTCTTACCCAGTATGAGAGAATTCAAAAGGGCGAGTTAATTAAGGGTGAGCAAAACAGAAATACTCCATGGGATTCTTCTGGTAGTGCCACAACAGTTAATTGGAATAAGTATAATGTTTTCCAATTTTATGACGCTAATATTCACACACTGTTCCGTGCAGTTAAAGATATGACTTTAGATGCATGTAAACATTATGAACTAGACTTCAACAAGGAACAGTTTATGGTTCAGGGGTGGTTTAATGTCAACTATAATCACATTGGCAAATTAGACTGGCACGAGCATGGTGGAGAAGGCGCTCCACACTTCCATGGCTATTATTGCGTAAAGGCAGAGCCATCAGTAACTCACTATAGAGTTTTTGAAAATGAAATAGAAAACCATAACAAAAATAATCGTGCTATCTTGTCTGAAACTGGGCATCCTCATGCAATGGGAGATTGGGACTGGGAAGGTCCTAGAATTACAATTGCTTACGATGTTATCCCATTAAGACTCATTCCGAGGGAATGGGAACAGCACTGGATTCCACTGGTATAAGGAGGGAAAAATGGACCTGCATATAACGATATCGGGAAACCGTAGTTTTACTGTTGCCGAAGAACTTGCTAATTTTTTGATTAGCGAATTTCCTGGCAAAGTAGAGTTAACTGAAAACCCAGAACAAGATCAGGAGTAGTCTTGATTTATCTAGTAATATTTTTGCTTATTTTTATTGTTATTTTTTCTCTTGTGTTCTTTAAGTACGTAATAGACACAAATCAAACAATAAAGGCATTATCGTTAGATCGTGATACCTTTAGAAAAAATAACTGGAATTTAATGAAACTGATTGATAAGGAGCGAAAGCACCACAAAGATCAAATGCTTCAAGAAAGTTCTGCTGCATATATTAATCTAAAAAATAAAATTAAAATGTTACAGTTAGACATAGAGGATACAGATTTCAATAATTTCGATAATGTTAAAGATGAACTAGTTGCTGCACTAAAGCAAATAGATTCGTATGGAGACGGTGAATGATTGAAATAAAGATTAACAGAGATTGTCAGGCATGGGGGCAGTGTGTTTTTGATGCTCCAGAGGTTTTTGATTTATTTGAAAGCGAAAGAAAAACCTGGAAGTATAGCGTGGATGATTCTTTGCTTGAAAAGGTAACTGAAGCCAGAACACACTGTCCAAACCGTGCAATAAGTTTTGAGATTATAAATGATTAAAAATATTTTATGCATGATAAATAAGCACAAGATTGAAGAATCTTCCTGCCCATACACATTAAGAACTTATCAAACATGTGTTAGATGTGGCGCTAAAGGAATTAAGAATACATAACAAACCATCTACCTTTAATGGAGAGTTTTGTTTTTTATAAAACTCTGCTATACTTAGGTCTATTCCGTTTTAGAAAGGACGAAACACATGTCAGATTTTTTTAGTTTTAAACTCCCAGAGGATTTTGTAGAAAAGTATAAGTCTCAGGAAAGCCCATTTGGTTTTAAAGATGCAGCAGAAAACTCACTTGGAGAGATTACTTTTATTCGCACATATTCTCGTGTCAAGGAGGACGGAACTAAGGAACGTTGGCACGAAGTTTGTCGTCGTGTAATTGAGGGAATGTACTCAGTGCAAAAGAACCACGCTAAAGAAAACCGTTTACCTTGGAATGATTACAAGGCTCAGAAGTCAGCACAGGAAGCCTTCCAAAGAATGTTTGAATTAAAGTGGACACCACCAGGAAGAGGTATGTGGACATTTGGAACACCCATGACTATGGAGAAAAGAAACTCTGCAGCACTTCAAAATTGTGCTATGGTTTCAACAAAGGATCTTGATAAGAATGATCCAGGAGCCCTCTTTGCATGGGTAATGGATGCTTTGATGCTTGGCATTGGTGTTGGCTTTGATACAGTAGGACAGGAGAAAGGTTTTCAGATCTATGCTCCTACAGAACCAGCAGCGATTTACGATATCCCAGACACTCGTGAAGGCTGGGTAGAGTCAGTTCGACTTTTGCTAAACTCCTACCTTCGCTCTAATCAACCAATTCAGAAGTTTAACTACGACCTTATCCGTCCTCTAGGAGCACCCATTAAGGGCTTTGGAGGGGTCGCCAGCGGTCCAGCACCACTTATTCAACTACATGCACAGATCGATAAGGTAATCGGTGGTAGAGCAGGAGAGATCCTTGATAGCCGTGCTATTACAGATATTATTAATCTTATTGGTACATGCGTAGTGTCAGGAAATGTTCGTCGTTCTGCAACACTTGCACTTGGTGCAGCAGGAGATGAAGACTTTATTAATTTAAAGAACGCAGAAGTTTTCCCAGAGCGTAATTCATTTGATTCAAAAAATCCAGGTTGGGCATGGATGTCTAATAACTCAATTTCTGCAACAGTTGGAATGGATTACGAAAAGTATACTGATCTAATTGTTGACAACGGAGAGCCAGGGTTTATTTGGCTTGATGTTGCTCGTAACTTTGGTCGTCTTGCAGATCCAGCAGATGGAAAAGACTATCGTGTTATGGGCTTCAATCCTTGTGCGGAGCAGCCATTGGAGTCGTACGAACTTTGTACTCTTGTAGAGGTTCACTTAAACCGACATGAATCCAAGGAGGACTTCCTCAAGACATTGAAGTTTGCCTATTTATATGGAAAGACTGTGACACTTCTTCCAACACACTGGCAACAGACAAATGGCATTATGCAGCGTAATCGTCGAATTGGTACATCACTAACAGGTATCGCATCATTTGCAGATCAAAAGGGCTTGCCTATTGTTCGTGAGTGGATGGACGAAGGCTATAACAAGATTCGTCATTATGATAAGCAGTATTCAGAATGGCTATGTGTTCGTGAATCAATTCGTGTAACAACAGTTAAACCATCAGGATCAGTTTCAATTCTTTCTGGTGCAACTCCTGGAGTTCACTGGGGACCTGGAGGGCAGTTTTTCCTACGTGCAGTAAGATTTGGAGATACAGATCCAATGCTGCATTTATTCAAAGCAGCAAACTATAATATTGAAAAAGATGTAGTATCAGCAAACACATCAGTAGTTTACTTCCCAATAAAGTCAGGTCATCCAAGATCTGAAAAAGATGTAACACTATTTGAGAAGATTGCACTTGCTGCAACTGCTCAGAAGTACTGGTCTGATAATGGTGTTTCTGTAACGCTTTCATTTGATAAGGAAACAGAGTCAAAGCATGTTGCTCCAGCACTACATATGTATGAGGGACAACTAAAGGCAGTTTCATTCCTTCCAATGGGAAATACTGTTTATCCACAGCAACCATACACTCAGATTACCGAAGAAGAGTATGAGTCATATATTGGTAAGTTGAAGCACATTGACTTTGGAGCAATTTACGACGGTGTAGATAATCTAGAGGCTCAAGGCGAAGCATACTGCACAACAGACTACTGTGAAATAAAAACAAAGTAGCCTTCTGTGGTAAAATAGACTATCATGTCTAGTCCATCAAACCTATATGCAGAAAAGGTGTTTGCAGAACACCCAACTGTTCTCTGGGCTTTGGACGATAAAGCAGACTACATATCTCTAATAACAGAGCCACAGCGCTCAGTTTTTGATTGGGATATTTCTGGTGGTACTGGATCTAACTTCACAACTTCAATTGATGAGCCATTTATTGATAGTTCTGTTACAAAGATTATTGGAAATACAACAACAGAAGACTTTGGTGAAATCCTTTGTGTAAGCGAAGACCTTATAAATTTTTCAGAACTAAATTCCTATATGTCGACATTTGCTGTAGGTGCGTACATATATTCACTTAGTTCATATATTTCTAGCATAGAAATTGGGTACGAGTATTATGACTCAACAACTGGAACCAATATACAAAAACTAAAAAACTTTAATACATCTGTATACGATAAGTGGATGTTTGTTTCTGAGACCTTTGATATACCACAAGAGAATACAACATTTAGACTTGTTTTGAAAATTAGATATGTTGGAGGAGCAACCTCTACGGATGATTATCATTTTTTAGTTAATGGTGTAACTCTTGGACAGTGGTCAGAAGAATTTCACTCTGCATCCCTTGGAGTATCTAAGCAATTACTACCATCTTCGATCCCTTTGTCATCTACATATGTAGTGGAGGCTAGTTCTTATGGATTAAAAGATACGCCTGGGTATTATTTTGTTTCAGACAATGCTCTAGTTGCAAAAAACTCTGGAATACCTCTTGTTTATGGTTCAGGAAATACAACAATCTTGAGCGAAAACAATAATGCCCCATCTTTAATTCTTCCTGGATATGGATTTTTAAATCAAGACGGTAAGTTTAAAGAGTACACATTAGAGATGTGGATGAGAATTAATTCCGATTCATCATCTAAAAAAAGAATTTGTGGTCCTATAAAGTCTGAAGACGGTATCTATGTTGAAGGGCCTTTTATAACTTTAAAGATTAATGACAACTATGCGTCTCACTATGTTGGGGAATGGACAAGGCCAATGCTTGTTCATGTAAGAATTACAAATAACTCTGCAAGCCTTCTTATAAATGGTGAACAGGTAATCTCCTTAAACTTCATAACAGAAGATCTTGTTTTCCCAAATAAGTATGACATTGATGGCAAGGACCAGGACTGGATAGGGTTTTATTCTTATGAGGATGTATCGCCAATAGAACTTGATTGTGTTGGAATATATCCTTATCAGGTACCAGTCTTAGTGGCAAAAAGAAGATTCGTTTATGGTCAGGGTGTAGATATTCCAGAAAACATTAACGCTTCATACAGCGGTACATCTATGTTTGTTGACTATGGTTTTGCAGACTACACAAAAAACTATTCTTATCCAGATCTAGTTAAGTGGTCAGACGCATCTATTGATAACTTGGTTGCATCTTCAAACTCTTTATCTTGCCCAGACTACGAACTTCCAGAGTTAGTGTTTACTAATAAAACAGATTCTGATTTTTATAACGACTCACTCTTGTTGCCGAATGAAGATAATCTATATATTAGAATGAGGCCAACATCTTCTTGGAACAACACAAATGGATATATTTTGTTTGACAAACTAAATGTAACTAACAGCGAGACCAAGTGTTTTTATGGCGTATTTAAAGTGCTATCCGTTCCATCATCAAATCAAGAACTATTTAGAGTTGAGGACGAAGCAACAGGAAATAGTTTTTCTATAGAGTTAAAGCCTAACCTAGAAGTAGAGTATAAGTTAAAGTTTGGATCATTAAACGAAATTGTGTACAAGACAATTATCATATCCATTGGAGAAAACTTTACTGTAGGTGTTGACATAGATAGGTTTGTTGAAAATTATGGAAATAACATTAGATCTTTCTTTGGAAATAGGGGATCTCTAAAGTTCTACGTTGGAGGAAGCAAAGAACTAAACAAAACTTTTACTGGAAATATTTATACAGTTGGATTCTCTACAGAAAGAAACTATCTTGCAATATCTGAACTCTTTAATGAGTTTGGAGTTCCAGTTGACTTTGAAAATGTCTTTGATACTTTCGGTCCATATATAGATTATGATGCTGGTCAATATTATGGAGCAGGTGAATATTTCTGGGCATATATCCTAAGTGGTGGATCACCTTCTCAGTTCTCATCAATAAGAATGATTAACCATGTTGCTAGTTACACTTTAAGTCCTAAAAAATATTTTGGTAAATTTGCTCTAGATATAGACGTTGATGGATATTGGGAGGACAAGGTTGCCCTAAGACACTTTGCTCAGTATGTAACAGACAGTAAGGGGAATCAGCAGTATGACTTAGACTTCTTACAGTTTAACATAAACTATCCAGCACCATCAAAATATGTGGAGCAAGGAACGACTTCTGAGTGGACTTACCAGGAACTGCAAACAGAGTATCAGAACCCTATTCAAAGAGGATACGACTCATTAGATAACCACCTGTTTACTGGATATAACGACTACGAAGATTTAGCAAACAGATCTGTAAAGAGTTATAAGTACGATACATCTGAGTCATTAATTAAGTCTTACATAACATTTCAATATCTTGAAAACTCATCGACTAATGCAGACTCATACTTTACTACAACAGAGTTAGCGCCTAAAAATGGAATTGTGGATCCAACTGGAAACTGGATAAATACAAAGTACGAAGTTGTTGATGGAATGCTGATCTATCCTCCAAAGGGTATAGATTTTAATGATCTCTATGTTGTTCTTCATTTAAACTTTAAAGTTTATGGATTATTAAATAAGCCAATAAAGGTAAGAAGTTTACAACTTGCATCCCAAGCATATAATGATTCATCTGCCAATCCAATTGGAACTAGGTTTGGTGTACCAGTTTATCCATACAAAAAATCTGGAGTTTACTATGACTATAAGGGTGTTAATCCATACACAATATATAAAGGCACATCTCCCTATCTATATTTAACACGAAGTTCTGGATTTCAGATAAAGGGCACCTATGATCCATTAGTAGATCGTGGACTAGCAATTCCTATTAATTCAAATCAGTCTAATAACTATAAAGTCATGGCTATGCAAGCAGCAATCAGATATGACCAAGACTTCTTCCCATTTGCACCAACACAAATTTTTGAGATAGAAAGCAAAACTAATAGATTAAAGATTTTTATGGTTGCTAATCATCCAGATGGAAAACGAGCAAAGATATATGCAGTAAATGCAAACACTGGTCAAATAGAAGACGGCATTGGTTTTTATTGGAATGGAAACATTGTTAAGGAGCCAAACATAACTATTCGTGAGTGGGGAATGCTTGGTATTTCTTTTTCAAGTCTTTTAGATTTCTCAAACTATGTGGGGGCAATTAAGATTACTGGGCCAATGCTAGTTAATCTAGTTTCTCATTATAAGTCAACAAACCTTCAAGAAGTTCAAAATATTACAGAACGTCCATGGTTTAAGGTTAAGTATAATGGTCCATTAACCTTAGATTGGGAATACTGGAATCCAGCATATATTTGGCAGGGAGTCCTAATCCTTTCAACAACATCCTATTACGGAGTAAACCCTTCAGATATTTATAAGAGTTATGCTGGAACAAATAAGTTTATAGTTGATGATACAAGGCTATTTAGGTTAAACAACTACCAGTATTCGTTTGATACTGAGATATCTTGGCAGTCATCAACCGAAAATGCTGTCTAATATGGTATACTTATTGTTATGAATCTAGAAAATCCAAAGAAAAAGCGCAAGCAACTGCCAAAAATGAAGGGGCAGGTTGGCGAGTCCCGTGCAAAGATTATTGAGAAGCATTATGACTGGGGCCTTTATGTATACAAGAAGGCTAATGGAAAGTGGTTTACAGACGGAACTGGTTCTGTTCTAAACATTGAATCCATGAAAGGCGATATCATGCAGATCTCAAAACTTAAAGAGGCTGCAAAATATTACGGGGATGAGGGAGATGGCGAATGCATCTTCGTACCAGGATTAACCAGAATTTCAGAAGAAGAATACTCTGAGCAAAAGCAAAGACTAGCAGAAGGATTAATTCCTTCTATGAACGACCTTGGTGCTGTTCAAGCAGCAAAGGATACTATCGCTAAGTATGGAAGTGATGACTAATGAGTGAAGAAAAAGAATTTTTTATTAGAGCAAAGACAGACAGTCCACTTCCAGAAGATGATACATTTACAAAGCAGGATCCTTTTAATCAGACATGGGATGTAGTTAAAGACTTACAGGGACTTGATGCAAACTTTAAAAGAAGAACTTCTCGTATCGTAAAGGGTGAAGCAACTCAGGGATACATTGATAGTTCAAGAGCAGAAAGCACTGGTCGTGACGGAGCAAAGTCTAAAGAAATTAACTCAGGAACAGTATTTAGAAATGCCTATGGACTATTTGACGTAATTACTCCACCATGGAATCTTTATGAACTTGCAAGTTTTTACGACACATCATTTGCAAACCACGCAGCCATTGATGCTAAGGTAGAAAACATTGTAGGCCTTGGTTATGAGTTTAAGGTTTCTGCAAGAACAATGCTTAAGTTAGAAGCCTCTGAGCCAAAGACAGCAGAGAATGCACGTAAGAGAATTGAAAGAGCAAAGATTGAACTAAGCGATTGGCTAGAATCCTTAAATACAGAAGATTCATTTACTACAACAATGGAAAAGGTATTTACTGATCTACAAGCAACTGGCAACGGCTACCTTGAAGTTGGTAGAACAGTTCGTGGAGACATTGGATATGTTGGACACATTCCTTCTACAACAATGCGTGTTCGTCGTCTTCGTGATGGATTTGTTCAGGTAATCGCAAATAAGGTAGTTTACTTCCGTAACTTTGGTGCAAGCAATCCTAATCCACTTGGAACAGATGCTCGTCCTAATGAGATTATTCACTTTAAGGAATACTCACCACTAAATACATTTTATGGCGTACCAGATATTATGTCTGCAATTGGATCACTTCATGGAGACCAACTTGCATCACAATATAATATTGACTACTTCCAGAACAAGGCAACACCAAGATACGTTGTAACTCTTAAGGGCGCAAAGTTATCTGCTGAGGCAGAAGACAAGATGTTTAGATTCTTGCAGACTGGTCTTAAGGGGCAGAATCATAGAACACTTTATATTCCACTTCCTGGTGATTCAGATACCAACAAGGTAGAGTTTAAGATGGACCCTGTAGAAAATGGAGTGCAAGAAGCATCATTTAAGGAATATCGTAAGCAGAATAGAGACGACATTCTTGTTGCACATCAGGTACCTCTTTCTAAGATAGGTGGATCTGACTCAGCAGCAATCGCAGCAGCGCTGTCTCAAGATCGAACATTTAAAGAGCAGGTTGCACGACCAGCACAAAGAAATCTTGAGAAAATGATCAATAAGATTGTTAAAGAGAAGACAGATATTTTAGAGTTTAAGTTCAACGAACTGACCCTAACTGATGAGATTGCTCAGTCACAAATCATTGAAAGACTTGTCAAGACTCAGGTTATGCTCCCTAATGAGGGTAGAGAAATCTTAGGTCTTCCACAGATTGAAGGCGGTAATGAACCACTTCAACTGAAGCCAGAACAAGTCTCAAGCGACAATGCCAATAGAGCAAGAGATTCCGAAAGAACAAACAACCAGTCTGATGGACCAGCCACAGTAAGTGGAAGAAATCCAAAGGGCGAAGGTCGCAAGGTTGACGACGTGACCGAAATGTCCGAATAGTGATACATTAGTAAAAAAGGGTATATAATATAATAACCATGACTATCTCTAAAGCACATTGGAATACAGATGGCGATAATGTTCGCCTATCTATGCCATTTAACAAGGTAGACAAAGACAGAAGAATTGTCTCAGGCTTTGCATCACTAGATAACCTTGATAAGCAGAATGACATTGTTACATCAGAGGCTTCTATGAATGCTTTTGCAAAGTTTCGTGGAAACATTAGAGAAATGCACCAACCATTAGCAGTTGGTAAGATGGTAAACTTTAAAGAAGATAAGTATTTTGATCCAGAATCAAAGAAGTTTTACAAGGGTGTTTTTGTGTCTGCATATGTTTCAAAGGGTGCACAAGATACTTGGGAAAAAGTTCTAGATGGAACACTAACTGGTTTTTCTATTGGTGGACGAATGAATAAGTGGGATGACGCATACGACGAAAAGTCAGACACACAAATTAGAATTATTAAGGAATATGATTTGGTAGAGTTGAGTCTTGTAGATTCACCAGCAAATCAGTTTGCAAACATTGTATCTGTAGAAAAGGTTGATGGCGTTGATGTTGTCAAGGCAGATGAGACAGTGTTAGAAAATGTTTTTTACGATAAAGAAAACGGTATAGTAATCGCATCTGAAAATGAATCAGAACTTAGCCCAGTTACTGGAGAACAGATGGAGAACATAGGGTTCGTTGAAAAAACGGATAGCGAAAAAACAAATATGATGAAATTCTTAGTTGATAGTGCTAAAGGCATTAATACTTCTAAGATTAACAAGGAGGTACAACCTATGACAGAAAACACAGAAACAGTTGCAGAAGTTATTGAAACAGAAGCACCAGTAGAAGTAGAACAGTCAGAGGTCGCTCCAGAGGTTGATGCCGTAGTTGAGGCACCTACAGAAGAAGTTGCTAAGGCTGACGAAGCCCCAGCATCTGAAGAAATTGCAAAGTCTGAAGAGACTCCTGCAGTTGATGTAGTTGAAGAAGTTACAGAAGTATCTAAATCAGATGAAGCAGTTGTTGACTCAGTTGCTGAAATCAAGAACACTCTAGAATCAGCCTTTAGCGATCTAGTTTCAACAGTTAAGTCTTTGCAGGCAGAAGTAGAAATGCTTAAGTCTACAAAGGTAGATGTTGAAACAGCAAAAACATCATTTGAAGCAGTTGCAAAAGATATTGCAGCAGTATCAAGTGAATTCAATGAATTTGGTAAGCGTGTGGAACTTGTAGAGCAAGACACTGCTTTCCGAAAGTCTGGCGATCTCGGCGAGATAGTACAGAATCAACCTGAAACGGTTGAAAAATCCCTATGGGGCGGTAGTTTCCTCAAAACAGCCGACTTATTCAATTAAAAAACAAATAAGTAAAAAATCACAGGAGGTGACAATATGTCGGAACAAAATATAGAAAAGAACCAGCCTGGAACATCAGGTAATCTTGGTGGAACAGCACCAGGACTGTATCAGGGTCAAGGTGCATTCGCATCAGGCTCAGAAGCAGGTTCAAACGTACCAGGTAATTACACCGATGGTGGCGTGTTAGGAAATATCCCAACAGCACTATCAGGAGTTACATCTGGACCAAATGCAGTTAACCCTTCAGGTGAGGCTGGATCAGGTATCCTACGCCCAGAGCAAGCACGTCGTTTTATCGACTACGTGTGGGATGCAACCATTCTCGCCCAAGATGGCCGTCGTGTTACTATGAGAGCCAATACAATGGAACTCGAAAAGGTAAACGTCGGAGAGCGTGTAATCCGTGCAGCAGCGCAAGCAGTTGGCGACTACACAAACGCAGGTGCAACATTCTCAAAGGTTGAATTGACTACAAAGAAGATTCGTCTTGACTGGGAAGTATCTGCAGAAGCACTAGAAGATAACATCG